TTTAATAGAATAGTTAGACCACGCATTCGTGTTGGCAATCAAGGACTTGTTATTAGCGATATTTTATTAAAAAATAATGATTTTAAATATGCCAAAATAGTCCGCAAAAAGATTTTCATCAAATACGTTGATGATGTTAACTTTGATGGCGGGGTAAATCCATTCGGGATAGCAGACCCCAATGCTGAAATTTCAAGCGAAACCTTTGTTATTTCCCAAAAACTGCAAGAAAATAAAAACTTTGTAGAGTTTGAGTTAACCGCTCCATTTGATTTGGAAAATTTTAATATCCCTGGGAGATTGGTTTTGGGAAGATACTGTTATTGGCAATATCGTGGGGTTGGCTGCAATTATTTTGGCCGTCCTGTTTGCCAAGAAAATGACCAGCAGTTTACTTATATACCAACTGGCAATGCTCCCCTAACTGGGGCAGCTTTTGATTATAATACTTTAAATTTAGAATGGCAAGATGCTACCACTTATGAACCTGGTAGTATTGCGTTTGTAATTACCACAAAAGACCCTTTTGTTACTTTTTATGTTTGCAAGCAGCAGCACGTTTCCTCAGTGAATAACCACCCATCTTTAGACGCTTCTCCTTGGGAAAAAGATGGATGTTCGAAATTAATTTCGGCATGTAGAAAGCGGTTTATAAACACAGGTATTCATTATACTGGTAAAGCGCCAAACGACGTTACTGGTCAAGCGACAGCTTCCAATATCGTGCCACAATCACTAGCGGGAGAAAATAAATCTTCAAATTTTTACTTGCCTTTTGGCGGTTTTCCAGCAACAGATAATTATTCTTATGGAGCTTCCTTCCGCAACAGAACGTAGTTTAAAAAAAGCTTTTGAATTTTGCGCTAACTATTCAAAAAATTATTTCAATACAGAATGTTGCGCTCTTATTGGATTAAAGGGTAAATCACAATATTATGCGCAAATTGTTGCCAACCGTTCTCCTGAGCCAATGAGTTTTTTTACTATTGACCCAGTAGATTATTTAAATTTCGCCTCTCAATATAAAGTTCTATTTATTTTTCACTCTCACCCTCATACAGAATCCTCTTTTTCTGATTTGGATAAAGAAAATTCTGAAGCTGTCTGTGTTCCCTTTTTAATGTACTCTGTTCAAGATAACAAATTTGCACTTTATATTCCCGAAAACCACGAATTAGATGTAAATACACTAACCAAGGCAAAAGGTTTAATATGACAGAAGTTCATTTACATGGTATTTTAGCAAAAAAATATGGCAAAGTGCATCGAATTGCACTTAAAAAGCCTCGCGATATTTTGTTTGCAATGGAAGCTAATTATGATGACTTCCTCAAAGATTTAAAAGATTTAACTCGTAAAAATATTTTTTACAGTTTCGTTGTCAATAACAAAGTTTTAACTAAAAACGAAACAGATGCGGCAGATAAATCAATTAAGAAAATTGATCTGGTTCCTATTATTAATGGCGGAGGGGTTGAATTAATTGTTGGAATAATTATTTCAGTGGCTTCTGCGGTTTATTCTTATGTGCAAGCTGGTAAAGTGGAATATCCCAAAATCCCAGGAGCTTCATCAACTACTTCTGCAAATAGCCGTTCTTTAGCTTTTTCCAATCGAGAAAATTTAACTGAACAAGGGAATCCTGTTCCTTTGGTTTATGGCAGAATAAAAATAGGTTCTGCGGTTATTCAAAGTTCAATTAAGTCTTTCCCCTTGTCAATCAGTTTGTCTCAAGAATTTCAAAATACATCTTCGCGTAATTCCGCTAATCAAAATGCTACAATTGATAATTCTTTAGTGGACAACAATAATGTTCAATCAAACTAATGAAACATTTCTTTACTAAAAATTTTAAATTTCTTGGTGCTGGTGGCGGTCCTCAAAAACCCGATCCTCCTCCACCACCAGTTTTAAAACCGCCAAAATTAGGCGATTTGCAAGCCGTTTCATCTTATGAATATACGGAAAGTATTGATCTTATTTCTGATGGTGTGATTGATGGATTCGTAAATCAAAGAGGTGAGTATGTAAGTGATTTGCAGATTTTCGAGTCTGTTTATTTGAATGATGTACCTATTAGGCAAGCAACAAATATTGATGCGACTTCTGTTGACGAAACTTATGATTTATCTTTTATATCAACTGGTGTAACTGGATTATTTTATCCAAGTGGGTTCTCAAGCGGATTTGCTTTGGTTTCTCCTTTAAATTTAACTGGCATTAGCGGAACATCACCAAATGGTATAAGCTATCAATTCATTTATGGAAGAAGTAATATTGCTCAGAATATCAACTTAACTATTAATTCGATTCCTAATTTATCAAGCCAAAATGATGCGTATAGTATTCAATTTAGTAATTTAAAAGCTAAATTTAATTATGGACGATCTACTAATCTAATTAAAAATTATTTATTGCCATCATTGCCATCTCTTACTGACAACGATTACCCGTTTTTTGCGCTCAAATTAAATTTTGCCGTACAAATAACTACTGGTTCTAATTTTAACTATTCTCTAGATAGTTTTGTTAAAATTAATAATGATATTTCTAATTATGCTTATTTACCCTTGGAGGTTGAGCAAGTTCAAACTTCTCGAATTATTGAAGCGCCAAAGCAAATTAATTTAACATTTTTTTCTGGGCAAGAGATTATTTCTGGTGGGCAAACTGGTCTTCAAAATATTTTAACTGGTTCTAGTTATTTATTTTTATCGTGCGCTCCTGGAGAAAGCGGTTTTGTTTATAAAAATTCTGCTGACGCTTTAATAAATTACCTTAGCGGGGTAGATGTTATCACGCCAAGCTCTAAATTTAATTACGGCAATGCGTCGGTAGAAATCCGAAATGGAGAAGAAAACCAAAGACCATTAAGTTTATTTAATAAAACATACATTGATCAGCAATATAGCCAAGTATTGAGGGGGCCATATAAGAAAAATGCACCAATTTCTACTATTCCAAGAACTGATAAGGATGCTTCATTTGTTGATACAAAGTTCGTTACAGGAACGGGTTCTATTGCGTCTCAAGGCTTAATTAGTCAGAGCTTGGTTGATACTTTAGTAAATTATGATTATATCGCCTCTGCTTCTGGGCATACGGCATTATTTACTCCCCGTGTAACAAAGGAGTCTGACAACATATTGAATAATATAGGAGCGTTCAAATTTCTTTCTTGGGATGTTAGCTCAGACGGCAAATATTACAATGTAAAATTTCGTATTGCTGATAAAATTTATAACGGCACCATGACATTTCAGTTGGAAATTAAACAAAATCCCAACGAAATCAGTTATTTTGCAAAAGACGTAATTTTTGAAGACCTTGGTGGAGGTATTAGACGAATCTCAATTTTTACTCCAAGCAGTAATTCAGTACTAATTAATAATACCAATAAAGTAGGAAATTTTGTTTATTATGGTAAAGCGTTAAGAGCCGCAATTGAAATATTAAAAAATGGAGATGGCAGTGAAGATACTAGAAAAATTAGCAATGGAGTTTCTTTTTCTGATTGGAATAAAGATTATGTCGCGCTCATTGACGAAAAGGCAGTTCCAGTTATTCACGTAGTAAACAATCCAAACGTAAATCAAGTATATGTAACAATTGGAGTAAGAGCTTTAAAGGACACTGCTGAAAAGAAGCTATCTTTATTAAGTAACAATCCAAATGGAAAAGGCGTAAAGGCCACCGTAATTGAACCAGGTAATCCATTCCCATCTCTGGTAAGATTCAAAATCGAAACTGGTTATCAAGATAAATTTGGAAATCAATCAATTTATTGGGAAGCAAGCTATCAAATTAAAGGTTATGTTGAAAGCCAAGCTACTATTGATATTGGTCGCGAAGAAAATGCTAATTTAGATGGCGTATCTGGTAAAAGTTTACTTGATAAATATAATCGTTTTATTTTAGGCACGAAAACTATTGCTTCTCCAATTAATTTACCAGAAGCTCAAGCTGGTCAAATTCGTTTTGTAAAAATAACTCGTTTAACGGCGGAATCTTACTCATCTCTTGTCAGGCGAGAAATATCTGTAGAAAAAATTAGCGAAATCATTAATGTTCCATTTTCTTACCCATTTTCAGCCATTTGTGGGTTGAAGTTAGACGCTCGTTCTCTCAGCGAAATTCCTTCACGCAGTTATGATGCCCGATTTAAGAAAGTTTTCGTTCCCAGTAATTACTTTCCTTTAAAGCCGAATGGTAAAGACAAGCGTTATATTTTGCCGACTGAATTGGCCGCATTTAATGCTTTGCCGTCTAATAGTTTAGACCGATTGGTTTATCAAGGCAATTGGGATGGAACTTTTAAATTGGCTTGGACAGATAATCCTGTTTGGGTTCTTTTTGATTTATTAATCAATAGAAGATATGGTTTAGGTAATTTTATTTCGCCCGATCAAGTTAACTATTGGGAGCTTTATAAAATTGGACGTTTTTGTGATGCCGTTGATTCAGATGGAAAATTTGTTGGTGTTCCTGCTGCTGATGGCGGTTTGGAACCTAGATATGGATTCAATGGCGTAATTGCTGACAAAACTAATGTATTTGAAGCTTTAAAAAGCATTGTCTCAGCTTTTCGAGGCAATATGTTTTATAGCAATTCGGAAATTAATTTTACAAATGATCGTCTAAAACCAATCATGGCATTTTTCAATAATGCTAATGTCAAAGACGGTATTTTTAATTACAATAATGATCGCAGAGATTTAAAATATAATGTAATCGAAGTATCTTTCTTGGACCGAGATGATTTATACAAAGAAAAAATAGAATATGTGGAAGACCCTGACGATATTAAAGTTCGCGGTATTTTAAGAACATCTGCTCAAACTTTCGGTGTGACAAGTCGCGCTCATGCTAAACGCATTGGTGAACACATTCTTTACTCAACAATCAATGAAGATCAAAATGTAGCTTTTGTTGCTAGCAATGAAATTCTTCTTTGCCGTCCTGGAGATTTAATTAGCGTTAATGATGAAATCAAAACATTAAAGCGTCATGTTGGTCGAGTTATTGATATTGACACTGGCAATTATACTTTAACGACAAATATTTCATTATCGTCTTCGGACTTTTCTTCATCTGGTTTAATTCCTGAAATTTCAGTTTTAATTCCAACTGGCAAATATCAAAGCAGCGATTTTTACAATTTAGCTAAAAGTGCGAGCGGACTAAATATTGCAGACGTTTATCAAACTGATATTCCCGTTACAGTCACTTTCCCCGCTACTGGTACTGGTTTGCTAGATAGCCCGTCTGCAATACCTTATGGTTCTGTTTTTTATATTAACCAAACATCTAGCGGCATACCATTATTTAATCAAATAAAAATTGGAACCCCATGTTCAATCACTGTAGCCAACATCCAGCAAGATATTTATAAAATTCAATCAATTAAAGAATTGAATCTGAACGAATATGAAATTATTGCTTCCAAATTTGATACTGGTAAATTTGCAGAAATTGAAGCTTCGGAAACTTTGGATGATTATTTTCAATTTTACAATTCAGATCGCACAACTCAAGTTAATGAAGGTTTCGGGTATAATACTTATGCGGCAAATCAATATCAGTTAACAGGAATATTGCAATTTCAGTCTTTCACAACTGGGCAATTTACTGGTAATTCTGCATTTGATTTCTCTGGTTCTTGGAGTGCTGTTCTAGATGCTGATTCCTATAAGGCGCAGTTATTTAGAAATCTAGATAATGTTTATGAACAAACGGTTACAGGCACAAATATTATAATTGATGGAGGAATTGTTTTAGCATCAGGTAAATCGCCTAAAAGTAAAAATATACCCAAGGTAGAAATAATCGCGCAAAGTGGTCGGCAATATACTTTAAAAGTTCAACCAATTAAAAGCAATATTCAACCTAATTCAATTGGTATAACTCAATCTACTGGCTTTTATGTTGGTCAGCAGCTTGTAGCTTCTAATGGAATTTTTATTGACATTACGCAAAACAGATAATATATAAAAGATAATGCAACCATGCTATCTCTAGTATTAATCGCCAATTTTAATTAACATGTCCACTTCTTCTTCGTCGTCTTCTTCTTCGTCTTCTTCTGCGACATTTTCGCCGTCGTCGTGTCCTTCTGCATCGCCTTCGCCTTCTTTATCTTTTTCTTCATCATCGTCTCCTTCGACAACTCCATCTTCTTCTTCTTCGTCTTCTTCTTCTGCATCGGGTCCATCGCCATCTTCTTCACCGTCATCTCCCTCATCTTCTTCATCAATATCTCCTTCGGCCTCTCCACCGCCAGATGTCCCAGACCCTGATATTTATTTCGAACCTGATGGCCCGCAAGGGACGGGTCTTCTTTCTACTTTTTCAAAATTTAAAGATATTACTTTTAATTTATCTATTAAGGATGCTTATGGCAATATAATTGACGATGATGTTCAGTTAGCTCAAAATTTTTCAGATTCTTTCTATTATAATGCTTCTCTATATACTACTGGTGCTACTACTGGCAACATGTCTCCATATTTAGTTGCAGAAAATTTTATCAGTGACAAATATAGCTTAAATGTTTCTTTTACTCAAGATCAAAACGCTTCTTATTTTGGCTCTTCTGGCGCTCAAAGATATTATAAACTTTTATTAGACCTATATAATAGAGGATTAAAAAGTTCTGCGTTACTCAGCGTTTTTCATTATCCCGCAATCATCACTGGTATTGTTGTTAACGATTTTTATACTCCAGTTGTTATTGGTACTGGGGAGAATGAAACTGGCAATTTAAGTGGTCAAGTTAATTTTGATATTACCTTTACTGGAGGAATTGGCACTAATTATATTGTCAAAAGCTTAGATATTTATACTGGAGCAAGTTCTGGAACTCCAAGTTCATTGAATGGGTTCTCTCTTTTAAAAAATGTATCAGTATTTGACGACTCTCAAACACAAAATTTTATTATTTTAAACACAGAAGTTCCCAACAATACTGGTTTATTTTATAAATTTAGAGCGTATGATGATTTTGGCGCAGGAATTACTTTTGCTAATTCTGTTTCTGGATACCTTGGATATGTAGAGCCTCCATTATTTTTTGGCGTAGCAATTCCTCCTGCGCTTAATGAATATCAAAGAATTACTGGTTACTTCACTGGATTAGATTCTCCAGTTAGAACTACTGGCAGAGATGGAGCCATTGTTTTCCAAGATGACGAAAATTTAGATCAAGATTTTTACGTTCTCAAATCTGGCCAATGGAAAACTCTAGCTATATATGAAGAAATAACTGGTAAATTCGCTAGATTTGTGCAAGCTCCTGCGGTTTCGACTGGATTGGGACAGCTTGGAGATTTTGCTGTTAGTGGGCAATATTTATATACCGCGACTGGAGCAAATAAATGGGGCAGAACCTTATTGAGTGATTGGTATGGGCCGATTGGCTCATTTAGTTGGAGCGGTAGCGGTAATAATGGAATTGCTTATATTTCTTGGACTTCCGCTGATCAAGCTACTGGTTATATTGTTTATAGAGCAGAAACCGCCCTTACTGGAACATATCAGCAAATTTTTAGCGGAACTGGCAATAGTTATAATGATGCAGTGCCAGCACCTGATAATGTTTGGTTCTATAATGTAGCGGCATTTAATGATTCTTACATTTCCAGCGGCACAGCAGCAGCTATTAATGTACCTCCATAAAAATTATGACAGCATATTTTCAATATCCTAATATTCACCTATCTTCTAATTCAGAAGTTTACAAATCTGAAGACGGAGAAATATATAATCTCTTGTATAATGGAGGAAATTTCATAGATTCAGATTTGTGCATTCCGACAGATGAAGAAACAAATAATTATTATTTTTATTCTGGCGATGGAGAAATTTTATGTATTGGAGTGAAAATGCCTTAAATTGCTGATTTAAAGTGTAATTTAATGATATGGCGGCAGGGACTTATAATTTAACTGGCTCAAATTCAATTCAGCGAGGAGCTTGTTACTCTTACTCTATTGATTTAAGCACTTCCAGCGGAGAATACACGCTTTCTGGGTACACTGCTTCTGGCTACTTGCGCCGAAAGTGGGATGGAAGTTTTGGTCCGAATTGGGATGCTAGCATTCTAAGCACTGGTTCAGGCATTATTAATATGGCCCTGACAGCTTCAGATACTTCTTTATTAAGCTACGATGCTTACGAGCAAGAAGTTTTTATTTACCCTCCTGATGGCGGATGCCCTGTAAGAATTATTCAAGGCGATGTTGACGTAGAAGGAGGAGGGTTCCAGTAATGGCAGATATTAATGTAACAATCAATCCTGCGCCATCTGTTTCGGCTCAGGTGAGTGCAGCACCAGAAGTTGACGTAACAATTGGCGACGGTATTCCAAAGCACGCAGTTACTCATGCTCCTGGCGGTTCTGATTCTCTTGAAGCTTATTACGCGACCACAGGTTCGCTGGCTTATGTTAGTGGTTTAACCACTGGAATTGGCAATACTGGTTATTTGACTGGTTACGTTTCAAAATCTGAGACTGGCGATTTTTACCCTGCTTCCAATCCTTCTGGTTTCATTACTGGCGTTGATTTATCTTCTTACGCTACTCAAAGTTATGTAACTGGAGTCAGTGGATATTTACAGAACCAAGTTACTAACTTAGCTAACAGTACTGGGAGTTATGTTACTGGTAGCGTTGTTCGCCCAAGTGAAACAGGAAATTTTATCACTTCTAGCCAAACTGGTCAATTTGTAAGCACTGGCTCAACTGGAGTTTTTGTAACGGGTAGTGTTGTCAGGCCAAGTCAAACAGGAGCATTTTTAACTACTGGAGCTGCTGATGCTCGCTATGCTTTATCTTCGGCAACAGGCAATTTCATTACTGCTAGCCAAACTGGAGTATTCGCCAGCCAAACTTATGTTAATAATGTCAGCGGTCATTTACAAACACAAGTTACGGCAATTAATAATCAAACAGGAAACTTTGCGCTAAAAAGTCAAACTGGCTCGTTTATCACTACAAGTCAAACTGGTCAATTTGTCGGCACTAGTCAAACTGGTTATTATACTGGCATTTTTTATCCTTATAATTCTAATCCTCTTGGATATGTCCAAGGCGCAGTAGTTCGCCCATCTCAGACTGGGGCATTTTTGACAACTGGAGCGGGCGATTCTCGCTACTTCCAACAAGGAAGTAATTTATTAGTTTATACCACTGGCAATCAATTAATTAGTGGAAATAAAAATTTTGTTAATAACATAAATGTTGGCACTCCCAATGGTATTGTTGGTGGTAGTGGAAATGCTACAATCGGATTTGGAAACTACATTTCTGGCGATAATTCGGTGTGTATTGGTTATGCTAATAATAATTATAATGTTAATGATACTATTTTAATTGGATATGCAAATGAAGCTTTAAGTGGTTTATATTACCCGCCAAATGATCCAGAAAATCCGATTTTATTAGACCCTTCTCGTTTTGGTTTTGCTCTTGGCAACCGCGCTCTTATCGCACACAGCGGGGCTGGTATCATTTCAGCAACTGATCCTGGTGGACCATCAAATGAAAAAGTATTAACTTCTGGTGTTGGAACTCTCGTTATTGTCAGTAGCTATGGAACTTTTATTCGCGGAGATGCTTTTTTTGATACTCGTCCAACTTTTAATGGAACGGGATTTTTATTAAGCGGTGAAGGCGGATCGGCTAATACTGGTGAATTGACTGGGGCTTTTTATCCTTTAAACAGTAATCCAAATGGTTACGTTACTGGTAGCGTTGTTCGCCCGAGCGAAACTGGTAGTTTTATTACTCAATCGCAGACTGGAGCGTTTTACCCAGCTTCAAATCCTTCAGGATTCATTACTGGAGTTGACTTGTCAAACTACGTCACTGGTGACGTAGTTCGCCCCTCTGAAACTGGTTCTTTCATTACCATTAGTCAGACAGGACAATTTGTAGGAGATAGCGAAACTGGTATTTTTTATCCCGCCTCAAACCCTTCTGGTTTCATTACAGGTGTTGATCTTTCCGCATACGTAACTGGAGATGTTGTTCGCCCGAATGAAACTGGTGCATTTTTAACTACTGGAGCGGGCGATAACCGCTATGCTCTTCAATCAAATACTGGTATTTTTGTAACTACTGGTCAAACTGGTAATTTTGTAACTGGCAGTGTTGTACGTCCAAGCGAAACTGGTAATTTTATCACTACGGCGCAAACTGGTCAATTCGTTGGTGACAGCGAAACTGGAGCTTTCCTTACGACTGGCGCTGCTGATGCGCGTTACGCTTTACAGTCTAATACTGGTAATTTCATTACTCAATCGCAAACTGGCCAATTCTACGCAGCCAGTAACCCTTCTGGTTTCATTACTGGAGTAGATTTAAGTTCTTACGCCACCACCTCTTATGTAACAGGAGTTAGCGGCGATTTACAAAATAAAATTAATATAGCTAGCGGATATGCTGTTACTGGTTATAATGATTCCATCACTGGTATTGAGGTCACTGGTAATTTAACAAAAACAATTAATTTGTTTCAGCGTGATGGTGGCGTTTTATCAGCTTCCTTCTCAGATGTGAGTGGTAGTGGTGGAGCCTTGATTGAAAATGCAGTTTACACAACTGGCAACCAAAATATCTCTGGAGAAAAAAGATTTTATAATGAAACCTTCTTTGAGTCTGGTGTTCATCTAAGCGGTAAAATTACATTTAATACGGGATTCTTGCCACAAGTTCTTGATGGCGAAGCTAGCTGGAACAACGAATATGGCACAGTTCAAATTGGAATGAACAATGGAGATGTGCTAAATCCTGTTGGTTTTAAAAGTTTTTATCGCGTTAAGGCGA